TTTTTACTTCAAGCCACTTAGCTCCTGTAGGTACAGTATATGTTCCTGACCCTGTTGTATAGACTGTTATGCTAGGCGCAGTTAAATTTGTAGCAATGCTAATACTTCCTGCGCCATTCGTAACTGCAATATTACTACCCGCCGTTATAGCTGCTGCTACGTAATTTGTACCATTACCAATAGGAATTTGACCGTTAGATGGAGTAGTAGTAATTCCTGTACCACCATAAGCAACGCCAATTGTTCCTACATCGCCTGCACCAAGTAAAGATGCCCCACTAACAGTTTTAATGCTTGTGCCACTAACTAACGCAGCTTGTTTGCTATTAAAAGTAGACCAATCAGTAGAACTTAATGCCCCACGATTAGTAGCTGAAGCCGTAGGCACTTGTAAAGTAATAACTGGAGTAGTAGTGCCTGTTGCTACAGTTGAACTTAAATCTGTACCTGTCGTGCCTAAAGTTAATGCTGCTACACTTGTAACAGTGCCATTGGTATTAGACTTGTTATTAAACGTAGTCCAATCAGTTGAAGTAAGATAACCATTAACTGAAGTAGTTGCAGCAGCCATACTAATAGCAGGAGTTGTGCCACCACTACTTACTACTGGTGCTGTGCCTGATACGCTAGTAACTGCGCCTGTACCTTGATTACCTGCTACCGATACTGCCCATGTTGCATAAGTTCCCGATCCGCCTGTTAAATCTACATTGACTGTCATTGAAGTTGTAGCAAATGCAGTAATTACACCTTCCATAAAATTAGATGGTGTAGTTGTGTAAGCAAATCGTACTCTTGTACCTACAGTAAATGCTGAAGATGTAGCAGGAATACCTACTGTAAATGTCTTACTGCCTGTGCCAATTAAGGTAGAAGTAGTAGAAGTCTGACCATAGTAGCCAATACCAACTTGTGATAAGGCTTGAATAGTAACAATAAGACTTGGAGATTCAGGTACAACTGGGTCTGTTGTAGCAGGTATTGTAATAAGTTGTACACCTGTTGTATTTGAGTGCCATACTATTTCTAAATAATCACCAGCAGATAGATTAAAAAAAGAATTCCAACTAACAATCTGTAATCCATTATTTGAACCATGTTTAGCTGGAATACCGACTGTACCAGCACCATCTGCAACATCTACGCCATTAAGTCTAAAAAATATAGATACATCTGCAATAGCAGAGTTAGGATTAGATAGTTGTGCGCTAAACTGTAAATTATATACACCAGCATTAGCTACAGTTAATTTAGTACCTGTAACAATACTTACACCATTTTGTAAATCAATAGTGTTAATGCTCATTACATAATTAACTGTCGTGCTAGTCGCTGTTACTGTCGTAGTATCAATGTAAGAACCATAATGACCAATAGCCCCTGCTAAAGCCGTAGCACTTGTCCATGTAGGAGCTGCGCCACCAGATGAAGTTAAGAATTGTCCAGATGATCCTGTAGGCGTATAAGCTTGAGCCGTTCCTGTACCATAAGTCACACCACCTAAAGTAGGTGTAGCCGTAGTATTAGTACCGCCATTGGCAATAGGAAGTACACCTGTAAACGTAATATTTGGAGTTGTACCGCCAGTAGAAGCAATATTACCACTACCTGTTACCGCAGTTACTGTTCCACTTCCTTTATTATTAAATGTAGTCCAATCTGTGCTAGTTAGATAACCTGATACGCTTGTTGTAGCTGCTGGCATAGCAATAGTTGGAGTAGTTCCACCAGAGCTAGTAACTGGGCTAGTAGCCCCTACAGAAGTAACATAAGTTCCTGCTGGTTGTGCGCCTACATCTGTATAAGTTAATACAACTGTACCGGTATAGCCATTAACGCTTGTAACTAAGTCAGTATTATCTATCTTTTGCCATACTGAGCCATTAAACACAGCCCAATCACCTATTTGCCAATCAGTAATGCCGTTTAGGTTAGTTGTACCTGCTGTGGCTACTACATAATAATAACCTTTAGTACCAGCACTAGATACCAATGTAGGTACGTTAGTAGTTGCGTTCCATGTGCCTTGATAGTTTAAGTCACCTAATGCAGGTATTTGACTGACAGGTACTTTACCACCAGCATCTAACGAAGCCACACCATTAGCAGCACCAACGTTTAAATAAGCAGCCGTACCTAATGAGCCTGGTTGAACCGCAGTATCAGCTTTAGCACCTTGAGCAGCAGTAGCAAAAGTAGAAGCATTGTAGCCACTATCTTTAATCAATTTGCCCGTAGTCATATCAAAGGCAGCAAAATTACTATTTACGGCACTAGCTGGCCCGTAAACATTACCAGCAGTTAATAATACTTTTTCAGATGGGAGGTCTAAGAATATATCCTTAGTACCAGTAGCGAAATAGACTAACGCACCACCATTAGATGATGATAAAACTGTATCACGAGTAATCTTATTGCCAGCGAGTACATAAGTACCAATGCCGACTTCCCATGAGTTATTAGTGCTATCTACAATTGTATAATAAGTAGTAGAGCCATTACCAATAACGCTAAATGGCTGATAGTTAGCTTGTGCGCCACTAAGATTAGCATCACCTATACCTGTTATTGGGGTTGTTTCTAATACTCTGTCAGCAAGCACTAATGCCATTATGCTACTCCAGAAATTTTGCCGTTTTGATCTCTAATAACTTGCTTAGGCTTAGTCAATTGTTGCACTAAGTTTTGATGTGACATTTGTTGTTGCATCATCAAGTCTTGATTGTGTTGTTGTTGTGTAGCTACCATCATACCCATATTTTGGTTAATTGAATCAACTAATCCACTCAATGCAGATGTTGGTTGCTCAATGCCACCAGGCGACATTTCTGTTAGCGTTTCTTGTTCTTTAGCAGCGTTAATATCTATAGATTTAAGATGTAAATCAGTTTTAGCTGATATTTCAGCAATTAACACCTTAGTATTGTTATCCATCTCTGTTTTCCACTTGTCATACTCAAGCCGTTGAGCTTCCATTTGCATCTTCATTTGCTCAACTTGTTGATCCGCTTGCATTTTCATCATTTCAGGTGTAGGTGGCGGTGGTTGTGGTGGTGTGGCATCTTTCTTAGCTTGTGCTTGTTTCATTTGGTCAGCTAAGTTATCAAACTCACCCTCTAATGTGCGACCTACTCTAAAGCCAGTTACACCAAATTTAAGCAAGTCCATCATCAAAGGTACTAATTGAGGCGCAACTTGAGCAGCTTGTACGGCCTTCTCAACAAATGCGCTAGTAGCCGTCATAAACTCAATGCGGTCTGCCTTTTCTTGTTGCTCATCAGCATATAACATTGAATCTGTAGCCACTTCAATACGGAATGTACGAGTAGCATTGTTCTTAATCAACTCTAATGCTTGTGGAATCATCTGTTTGTCAGTTTCAGATAAGTTTTCAGCACCCCCAATTTTTAGAATAGTTTCTGGTTGAAAGTGTTGGCAAATAATCTGTGCCTTAATTTTTAGAATCTCACTAGCAAACATAGCTACATCATCTTGGAATACTTTGAGACGGAGTGTAGCGTACTGACCTTTAATCTGTTGTGCAGTTGCAGTTTCATTAGCGTTACTAGCACCACGAATAATATCGGATATGCCTGTAATATCATAAATCTGTTGTTTGACTTGTTCCATAGCTTGATAAGCATTTTTTAACGCATTGGCTATTGGAGTAATATCTACAATATCAATTGAACCACGTAAGCCTGATTTTTCTGCAAAGGCTGAAAAGTTTTTAATAGGTATAAGAGAGTTGTTATCACCTTCAGTAAATAGGCGAGCCAATTCAGGAGTTGAGGCATCATATACACCCCGTACTTTTAATGCGTCTATCAGCCCCTTAATGCGGTCTGCAAGCACATCTAACTCATTTGCTTGGTCTTGGTATAACGTGTAATCAGGTACAGGCACTAAAGATTCATTAGTAATCGTAGCGTATAGCGGTTTAGGACATGGCCAGAAATCTTCTAACTCTAATGGATCATCTACCTCATCAAGTGTTTTACCCAATGACATACTAATCCAACATACCTTCTTAGCTTCTTTATCCCACAGCTCTACGATTAAGGCACGTTTTCCTACGCCTTCAGTCTGCTTCATCTTTTGATCATCTGGTGAGCTATCTAACGGAATTCTGTCAGCCAAATCACCAAACTTATCTTCAGGGAAACGATCACGTAACATACCACGTGTCATATAGACTTTACGCCATACGCAAGTGACTTCATCCCATTGTCGTGCTACTTCATGTCCAAAGTCTTTCCAATGCACGTAGTCCACAGGAGTTGATTCAGTTTTAATATATTCTTCTTCTGATTCTGATTCTAAATCATCTTCTGAGATAGATTCCATGCCTTCAGATGATTGTGTATCAATAACAGGCTCATAACGTATCCATGCTACACCACGACCACCTAAGAAGCGATCATAAACCGCAGCCGTTAAGGTAGAGTGAAAGTCGTTAGAATGAGTAATCTCAAAGTCTAATGCACGTTCTATTAGCAATGATGCTACACGTGCTACTGGATCGTTATCCTTAAACCTACGGGATACATCAGGTTTAGGCATACGTGAGAATGTGGCTGCTTTAAATGTCTGTACGTTAGCCCACAAAATATTGTAGTGTGATTGTGATGTAGTTTGTGTTCTGTCATCACGATAACGCTTAATAATCTTTTCTGACCGACCTTCCCACCGTTTAAACTCACGGTCGTACATGGTCATCATATTAAGATAGTTTTGTGTGTCGTACTTCTTTTGAGTTTCAGCCATGATAATTATGCAAATATAACAGTAGCTGAGACTGTACCACCGATTACAATATATAACCCTGTTGTGTAGCTAACTGGAATATTGTAGAAAGTACCTGCTGTTAGTGTAAAGACTGTAGCGATTGGTGCAGTAGTAGTTGTTGTTGCTGAATCGTAAATAGTAATTGTTGGAGTAGCTGAAGCTGCACTAACAAAGATACCTACTAAATCCCCT